TTGACACCGTACGGTTACAAGACTTTTTTAATCTTTGTTCACTCACAATCTTTCCAGTCTATAGGTGTTGGTGCTGTTGTTACTATCCCGCAGTCCTTGCACTTTTGGGCAAGGTCATACCATCCTACTTCTCTTGTCTCTGCATCCCACATAACTGTTATCTCAAACATGAGACAGCCACATATACATGCAAAGGTAGGTACCCCTCTAAGGTCGTCAGTCATTGTATGGCTTCCAGCCACCTAGGTTTTTGATTAAAGAGTTGACTGCTCGCTGCACTTTCATACGTGCACCGTCAGGTGTGCTATCCATATCTTTAGATAGTATTGCCCAGTCAGGAGACTCTACACTAAAGCGTAGCCTTAATATATTTTGTTTCATTTCTGATAACTTGTTAAATGCTTTTGCTATATCTGAGCGTAATGACAACCAGTTGTTACCTTCAGATGCTTGACCTGTGCCAAACTTAACGTTAAGGTCTTGTATGGATTGAGGTATCTCATATGTATTTCCAATGATAGAAGGCAAGAATGCCTCTATAACTGATGCATCATAGTAATATAAATCAGATAAGTCATAGCCAATACTCCTGGCTTTTTCTCGTTCACAGTATTTAAGTGCAGCATTACGCAATGATTTAGCAATGAGTTTGTCTTTATCTTTTTGTTCTAGGTCTTCCCACTCTTTTAGTTTAGTATCATGTCCAACAAACCAGACCCACAACTCTTGAGCAATATCATTTTTTTGTAACATTTTATATTTGTTAGCGTACTCTGCTGCTAACATTTGAACCATGTCGTTGTAATCTGCAATGTAATTCATTAGGGTAGACAGACCTCACCATTAACAATAGGCACGGCATACGGTATTACTTTGTTGCGGTTGTCCTGTACCAATATACCAATACCCTGCTGCCAGTTGGCAGTGCCAGACTTTAAGTATGTAGCCTGTTTCATGTCCATCATGTGACCAACTTCTAATCCCCAAAGGGTAGATGTCTTGCCGTACATACCGACAGTGTCATGTTGTAAACCTATTCTATGTGTGTGTCCACATACGACTGACTTGCCAAAGCGTTTGGCTAAAGCCAACGCAGTACCGCCAGGAACCTTGTTAAGTACACCTTCATCACCGTGTGCCATTACCCATCCAGGTAGCAACTCATGCATTTGATGTAAGTATGTAACACCTAACTTGCTATAGCCTAACAGTTCTTCTATTTCTAACGACCTAAGACTAGAGAATGCTGGTGCATTTTTGCGTATGTATGTATCTATACGGTCAGTATGGTTAGACCGCTGCATGTAAAACGGTTTCTTACCTAGTGCTTTTTTGAACTCACTAATGATTTCAGTAGTCTGGTCAATACCTTTTTGTAGTGTACCTGCATACTCACCTGCCATGCCACGGTTCCAACGGCTAGGCTCAGGTGCATCTAACTCATCACCTACACACCAGAGTTCGTCTGGCTTGTAGTCAGCAATAAACTCTATGACATTATTTACAGCCTTATTATCTTGATACGGAATCTGTAAGTCACTAAGGACGACGACTCTCTTCATTTGGTTTCCCATCAGGAATGCCAGCCCACTGATTGCGCTGAACAAGTAACCCAATTATTGCATAGTTAGCCATATCTATAAGGGTATCTTCGATACTCTCGTAGTTGGGCGTGTCGCCTGTATCTACTAGGTTGTTGAGCCGTGCTAACTTGTCATACATACGGACTCTTAGTCCGTTCATTGGACCACCAGGTGCACCTGCAATGTTCATCGGACCATAGTCTGCATGCTTTGCAATTAAAATTGCATACAATTCTTGCATAATATCTAATACATCTCTATGACTTTTCATCGAGTATCTCCTTGAGAGTTTTGTCTAGGTCTTTGTTTGCTTTGTCTACTACTAACTGTTCCCATACTTGGTCGGCAGTACCGTTATGTGCAGCAAATAGGATTGCAGCCATAGATATAACTAATTGTTTTGCTTCTTTCGGGTCGTAATCTATTGTTTTATAGATGTCATAGAGTACTTGCATAGCATCCATGCTGCGATTATCTGAAACAGGTATAGATAAAACAAAGTTTGCTTTTTCTACATGCCTCCAGAAACTATCATCCATTGGCAATGCACTCATTGATTCTCCTGTCTATCCATTCACTTCCGCTTCTAATCATTATGCTGTTGACATCTTCACCATCGGGCATACTGATGATGTTTACATTACCCAACTCACGAGCAATCTTCTTACCAAACTCTAGCCCAGGTGCGTCGCCATCGGCTAGTACTATCACTGTGTCAAAGTCATCAAGTAATTTAGCATAATGTTTCTTCCAGTTGTTAGCCCCAGGTATACCTACTGTTGGGTGTCGTGTCTTGACTGACATCATAATACAATCGAACTCACCTTCGGTTACGCATATGTATTTGTCAGCAACAAACAAAGCCTGTGTGTTGAACATAGTAGTTTCAGCACCGACTAGTCCCATGTATTTAGCATCGTGTGTGCCTGTTAAGTCCCTGAATCTAATATCAACTACGCCTGATGGCGTGATGTAAGGTATGGCTAGTCTACCTTTGTATGGTTCATGCCCTGGAAGTGGGTCTTCTACCACTCCCAAGTGAAATACTTTTGCCTCGTCTACCGAGAGTTGACGGCTTGATAGATAGACCGATGCGCTGTCTATTGCTGTGCTGTACCGTGTAGTCGCCTGTAGTAAGAACTGTCTCTGCGAACTGCTTAGCCTCATGAAAGTTAATGCCTTCCTTGTACATGATAAGGGAATAAGTATCGCCTTTGACACCACACCCGTGGCAGACAAAGGCGTTCTTGTCGTAGTTAACTGCTGCTGATGCATGTGAATCTATATGGAAACAACACTTCATCTTACGCCAGCCACTACCTTTTGCTGGTATCTCAGCACTTATGTAGTTAAGATATTCTTCAATGCTTGGTTTCATTTACCAAACAATTGCAAACCAAAAACAAATAAAGTGTATGTCAAAAGAATATTCATCTATTGAGAAACCTGCACCAAAACTTTTATTGACACCTGCGCTCATCCAAACTTTACCTACTTTAACTTCTTTGGTTACTATCATTTTAGTCCTCTCTGTAATAAGTCTACCCATACATGAGCAGGCATAGTGCAATACCAATCGCCAGGGTTCCCCTTCCCTTTGCGTTTGTGCCACACTACACCTGTCCATGCACCGTCGTTAGCCATCTCGACTATCAACTCTTCTGTCCACCCTGCTAAGTCCATCTTAGCGTGGTTCTTTATCTCAATGGTACATCCAGGTATACCTGAGATGTCACCTTTGTCTAATGTAGCACCAGCCAAACGCCTATCAACATACGGGAAGCCTTGTTCCTTTAAGTATTTAACTACATCTCGCTCGGCTCCTGAGCCTTTGGCTTTGGCTGCGCTACTCATTACATTGCGTCCTGTCTATAGTCTCTGACAACATCTTCAAGATACATAGATGCTGGGTCGAATGATAATGATATGTATGTGTTACCTGTTGGGTCTGCTTTACCATAACGATTTTTAACTGGGGCTACGCATAAGTATGCGTCTTGCCCTTGCATCATCTGACCTATGGTCAATACCATTGCTGGTATTTGTGCAACCTTACCTTGTAAGGCTGAGCGTGGTTGGCATGGATAGCCAAGTGAACCTTCTTGTGTGTGGTGTAAGACTAGCACTGCTGCATTAGTATCTCTTGCAAGATACTTAAGTTCTTTCATAACTGCACGCATGCCAGCAAACTCTTCATGTCCATCTATTGCAATGTCCATAAGATTATCTACAACAATAAGCGTTGGGCTTCTGCCCCACATAGTTTCAAATGCAGATACTTCTTCATCTAAATCTCTAAGTGTAGGACTTGGTTCGAATGACCAGTACATATTTCCATACTCACGAAGTAAACCTTCGGCTGTGTCTGGCTGTGTCTTTAACATTATTTCGGCTTGTGCTTGGGGTATCTTTGCTCGCAGTGCAAGCAAACGCATAGCCATAGTATGTGCATTAGTATCAGCGGAGAAGTATAGTGTTGGTTGTTTTAATCTTGCTGCGATATGTAATGCAATACTTGACTTACCAGCACCAGGTGTGCCAGCAATTACAGTTACCTCTGCACGCCTAAGAATAATTCCTTCTCGTTGGAAGGCTTGAAAAGGTGGGGGCAATGGTTCTCCACCCACCTCTGCTTTGCCTACACTACGGCGTAGAGTTTTCAATTATGCTTTTGTCTGGTCGGCTACAAATGATGCAAACTCAGGTGAGCCTGCCTTTACATACTGAGTAGCACACTTGCTTGGGTCACCTTGTTTAGCAGGACAGAAGTGTCCTTTGTATGGACCGAACTTACCAGTCATACCATAGATGCGTGTCATGTTACCGTGTGGACACATGCGTGCGCCCACTGTTGTTGCTGGTGCAGATGTTGTGAAACTATCAACAACAGTACCGCCCATTGCGTGTGATACATAACCAACTGTTGGGTCAATAGGTGTTGCTGTAGGTGCGCTAGAACCAGTGCTACGCACTGCTTTTTCGACTTCTCCTACTGCTTCTACAATCTCAAAGATTGCTGATGTAAGTTGTGTGAACTCATCAGGTGTTGATGCACGCAGAGTAATCTGTGTACCACCTGTAGTCTTGAGATTGATGCTGATTGGTGCTTCGCTGTGTGTCATGCTATCTCCTTGATAGGGGTTGAGATATTTTTCTTGTCTCTATGTGTTCTTACTTTCATTGCTAACTGTATACCTTTCCAGCCATGTTTTAAGTCAACAAAATGCAAGGTACATTTACCACTGCCTGCTGGCATATGTACAATTATACCTTGCTCTGTGTTGATGTCTCCCCAACTACCGCGAGTTGCCGTAGCAACATCGTACGGCAAGCCGTGTGCATATACTGCTAATTGCATAGCAATTTTATTAGGGTAGGAAATACTACCAGTCTTTAGGTCAGAGATAAACTTCTCGCCTTTGTATTCAACGATACGGTCAGGTGTACCTGCAATCTTAAACTTATCTAGTACACAGAACTGTTCAATGCTGATGTTAGTGAAGTGTTTAGTTGCTTCAGCGTATGCTTGCATGTCTGCAATGTAATCATCTGGTATGACACCAAGGTCTTCACCTCTGTCTAACTTTTCAGTCAGTGTATGTAGTGCAGTACCAATGGTTGCTGCAGATGTAGCACCTGCTGCTTGCATAGCATCTTCAACTAACTTGTCCATCTCTAATTTGTTTTCTCTTGCTGCTGATGCAGCGAGCAACAGGTCAGGTCGCAGTGTTAATCCTGCTGCTGCCATGCGTAACTTCCATGCAACTAATGCAGTGCCATCATCTAATGAACCTGCAACTGTAGTTGTGCGTGTGTATGGTATTGCTTTGCCACCTTTGGGTGGCACAACCATAGGTCTGCCGTATCTGTCTCTAGTTATTTCTGTCATATATCTCCCTTGTTAGAACTATAGGGGGCGGGAACAAGGAGAGAGACCGAAACCCCGCCACCCTATAGCAAGTTACCCTAGTATAGTGAACGGCTATACTGTGGTGTCAAGTCCACAATGTGGACAAGGCTTTTCTTTCTTGTTGTATACTTCAGCCGTTACTTTGTCAGCATACTCGATGCTCATGTAAACCTTGCATCTATCACGCTTGCGTGTTGTACGTAGTATAGCACCTGATTTGTGTAGTACTGACAACACACCACTGGCGCTGCCGTGGTGTAACTCTGCTCTATGTGCAAACTCTTTCCATGTTAGTCCACTT